GCTTCTCGTTTAGCGCGAGTGAATGCTGTTGTGGGAAACATAGTAGGACCGGTGATTGAGCGAAGGTCTGTTGCACGCAAATCATTGCGAGTACACCACGCATCAAACTCATCACCAAACTCGTCAACAATTTCACACACAATCGAATCAATATCATGCTTGTTATCAACGAGCAACCTGTAGTCACCTCGATTGGTGTCTTCTGCATCTGTGCGCTGCGTACCTGCGAGGAAGCTGGATTTTACATCAGTAGTAGCTGCATAACCGTAATACACTTGGACAGTGTGTGCACCAGAAACGCGATACAGGAATGTAGTCATAAAAAGGACCCTTCTCAATTAAGATAGGGTCATTTTATACAAACACGAAACAAAAGTCAACAGGTTAACTAGTTTGTTGAACAACAACTGTAATTTTGTAAGTAATTTTCCAAGAACGTGATGCATCCTTTTGAAGTGGTGAGAATACTAAATGAGTAAGCATTCGTTCACGCTCGTTCTGTGGGTAGGTAGGATTATCTTCTTCACCCTGTGGTTGGCCAGTGACCGAGGAACTAAGACCAAGGTATGCGGTAGCACCTGCTGGTACAGATGTAGATAGCCCAAGGTGGTTGAACAACCAGGGACGCCCATTAGTCAGTCCAGTTCCATTAGACATATCGCTAATTGCAACAGATGATCCAGTTCCAGCAATTATCGAACGCAATCTTAAATTACCAAGCGTGTTCACACCAGGTTGAGTGACTTGAGCAACAACACCAAGTTGCAATGCATCTATTGCTTGTTTTAAATCTGTATATGTTACCACCCCACCTGTGCCTGTACCAATTGGAGTGACGCTAGCACTCTTGAATGTTCCATCAACTGTCAAGTCAAATTGATACGTCAGCCCAGATACCAAAAACGTATTATCAAGATATGTTTTACCAGCAACTAATACAACATCTTGGTATCCTTGTGTTGCAACAGGTGGAAGACCTGCAGTGAATAATCCCAATTCATCAAACGTATATACCCCATTCGTCGAGCTAATCAAACTATTCGACAACTGGGCAGTGGGTTCCTGACTGTTGATAACACAAGTAACAATAACCTGACTCTCACCTGTTGGTAGTTTGACACTGCGTACGCCCGCAATGCCCAATCCATCACCGCCTGGGAATGCGCCAACACCTTGACCAAGCTGAGATGAACCCTCATCAACAACCTCATTATAAGTCTCGTGGTATAGCCGACTCTGCCAGCCTGCTAGATCTGGTGATACCCCATCATTTGGGCGGCGGAATGATGTAGCACCTGTTGCATCAATATACGTTCCACCGTTACCCAATGCAAGTTTAAATATGGTACTATTGAGCTCACCAGCAAGAGCACGGGCGATAATACGAGAGAGATTTTGTGGATGAACGCTGTTTTGCTTTGATAGAATAACTTGTCCCAAATCATCCTCAATCATCACATCACCTCGGACGCCAATATTAAATAACTCATTGCTCATATTTTTCCTTGTCTAGTAGAGTTTATTTATGCGATATTTTACGGACCAACAAAAAAGCCACCGCAACGGGTGGCTTATACTCACAGCAGATTAGGATTAACCAGCTTGTTGAGCCATCGGAGCAGGAGCAGCAGCAGAGCCGCCAATTTGACCTGTGCGCGGTGTCAAGATTTGGAATGTTGGAGTCAACACTTTCACGAGTTGTTGGAAGTATGTAAGAGCATTGACGCCATTACCAAGTGTAGTCTGCGAGCACAGCTCAAACAATGGGAACTGGCCTGCATTGCGGTTGCTAATAATGTTAAAGAAACGCTGGCGATCAATGCGATCGAGGGCGGTTAGTGGAAAGAAGTGGACGTTGCCGTTATTATCAACGGTCATAATAGCAACTTCAGTCCAGACGCCTTTACCAGAAAGGTCGATCCAACCAGTGTGTGGAAACTTACCAGGACGGATTTCGATAGGGGTTGCGTTATACTTAATCATGTGAAAAACCTTTGTGCAGCAGTCTGCAGTGTTCGGTGTTATTTAGACTGCAAAAAATGCGGGTATTTTAGGGAACAAAAAAGGGCCCTTGCGGGCCCTAATTTAGCGGTTATTGGGAGATAAGGTCACCGTGACCTCATCATCACGCTACCAAAAGGAAGCGATCAGAGTTCGAAGCGTTAGCTGCGTTTAGTTTTTCGCTGGTTTTACGAGGACTGCATCTCGATTCCTAATCGTATCTACTCATTGCGCAGGCAATCTCCACGTCGGGCCCATCAAAAACAGTCTTGTATACGAATGCACTATGGACTTACAACATATGACCCAAACTGTTTATGGTGGACCCGGGGGTTTCGAAACCCCTTCTTGCACACCTTTTGATACAACTTCAAACAGAATTTTTTACGACCCGTCCTTTGCGCCAACCTTCTGGCACAGTCGAGTCTTTACTAATCTTTATATTATTTATACCATTTGTTATCCACATCGTTCCATATTGAGAATTTTTAGATCCTTGAGCGTGAGCTGATGCTTGAAAACTGGCAATTCTATTAGCTCTAGCTTCTGTTGTCAATGCGGCCACTCGACCCAATGCTTGTATTTCAGGGTTGGTAAATAATGATACATAACTAGCACTATAAATCCACATACTTCGCTGTTTTTGAGCAGCAATTGCCGCTTTACCGCCTCGTACACGCGATTCCACTGTGGTTGGCATGCTGTTAATATAATCAAAACCACCTGTACCACCGCGGCGCAAGTTATACACATCATCGCGGGCCAAAAACTGCTCATTTACAACTTCTGCTTCTCGAGCAAACATCTGCTCTGCATCTTCAAATTTTTCTAATATAGTTTTGGTAAAATTTTCAAGACTATATTTTGCAATGGCTGCCTTGATAACCTTTCCGCTTCCCATGTAACCATCATCAATATCAGCGGTTTTGTGGACACCCACATATATTTTACCATTGACTAGGTTCTTAATCTCATACAAGTAATAGTGCATATCTGCCTCCTACTTGTATTTATAAGAAAATGTGAGGCGGGCGGATTTGAACCCCCTTGTTGCCAGCTTTACTGAAATGAAACGTGCAAGATAACTCTTGCTACAACCATTCTTTAATTATTTATGCTTTCGTCTTTGTTCTCAACATCAACTAACCATTTGGGAATGTATGGGCAGTAAAACATACCAGTTACATTCCCATCTACATCGAGCGTGGCGATTGGTTTACAATCCTCAATCTCGTAGTACGTACCTCTATCAATCAATCCGGTAGCCATAATGGATTGTGTGAAGTTAAGATTGCCATACGATCGTCAAAATTTGGTGTATCGATTACACACTGCTTTGTGGGTTGCGTCATTTGGCTAAAATAATCAATCATCGTCAAATCAACCATTCGACTATAATGACGATTGCTACCACGCGTGCCGTCGTGTTCAGGTTTGAAGTGTCCGGCACGGAGGTAATATACCTTGTCGTAAATCTGTTGCGCAGCCATACACTTGCGGTAATACTCATCCAACCAGTCACTGTATGAATTGTTATGCCCCATTGCTACTAAAGCATAGGTCCACAAATCAGAAAAGCTTCTTTCTGTAAAGATAACTTGCTTAGCGCCACTAGGAGTAGTCGCAAGGATAAATTGATCATCTGCCAACTTTCGCTTCAAAATTTCATCTTGGAACTTGCAAGTGAGTGCGTTATTCTCATTCACTTCATCAAGAGTATACCCCCAGTCAGCCAAAATGGATCGCGACGTCTTGCGGGCGATGACTTGATATCCTATTTTGGAAAGTTCCGCAAGAATGCTCGACTTGCCAGCACCTTGCGATCCTGAGACTGATATTAGCATAGGTTGGTTTCCTTATTTAACGGAAGTATCAGTTGCCGCTGCTTTTGCTGTTGCAGTATCCATCGAAGTGCGATTCAATGTCATAATTTGCTCATTGTGTGCACTCAACTTCGATGCCATCTTTGCGGCAAGAATGCTCGATAGAACAGCTTTTGCTTGCTCCGTGCTGTCTGTGACAACATTATTAATCATAGCACTATATTGTTGACGTAGTTCTGGTTCCATTTGGTTACCCTATAAAGTAAAGTTTGTACGGCTTATTACGAAAGTCTGGTAGGGTGCCGATTTGATAACCCATTACCTTCTGCTCAACTATTATTGATGATCTGCTAGTTGCAAGTAAGTTGGCAACTTCAATCGCCAACTGCTCATCAATTGGATCACCAACAGCTTCCACGATGCAGATGTTTGACCCAACCGGTGCAAGTCGGATCAACTGCGAGTTTACATTTTGCAGAGTCGCGCCTTGACGGAGGTGAAATACGTTCACGACTTATCCTCTGCATCACCAGATTGATCACCGTATAACGTCGTATACAACTCATTCGTAGCTTCTAGCTTTGCATTAGCAGTACCGAATGATTGCTTGTGACGCATTGCAATTACCTTATTCAAAATAGATGCGTCAATCTTGAATTGTTCACGAATTGCTGCAATGATCTCTTTCTTGTGGTCCTTTTCACCATCTGCTCGTATTAAGCAACCGCAAGCTTCCTCTATCATAATTTTCAACTGTTTTCGCTCGACATCACTAGATGGAGGGACGAAATCAAATCCTTCTACTGCCATAATAATTCCTTTTTATATAACTTGCTCTAACCATTGTGTCCATGTACCCGGAAAGTTCTTCGGTGAATATATCAACGGAGATTCGAGTTGAATAAATGTCTTTGATATGAACAACTCACCCATTCCAATTTTCGAAAATACGTGCGTAAAATGTGGATCGCTCGGATAGATGATCATCGTTCCGCGCACTGGATTGAATCCAAATCCGTGGGATGGTAACTCAAACTTGCCACCGTACACTTCAAACTCAGTATCAAACGGTGGCTTATCATTATAATCACTCAAAAACACAAGTGCTGTCAAGTCTCTATTATGTACCCGCAACCACTTGTCTTTAATTCGAGTCGAATTGTCGCAAGTTGCAACAGGGTTGACAGTACTATCCGCCCATTGGACACGAGTTGGCTCCAGATTGGTGATTTTTCCTTGGTAGTGCTCTTCTATCGATTCTCTATTTGCAGCAATTGCACCAGCAACCATCTCATGAGCCAACTCAGTGTGCTTGATTGTCATTACTGGCTGACCAGATTTGTTTACATCAAGTGATATGAACTCAGCACTGTCGGCGATTTGCTCACACTGCATTGGTGATACAGCTTCGTGGATAATGAAAAATGGGGAGTGAACTTGGGTCATTTTTTTAATTTTGATGTGTGATAATCTGTGAAGACTTTATTTACTTGTCCAACATACGGATAAATCGACTTTTCAAATACTTGAGGTTTAAAAAGCGTCTCGTTCCCGATGATTGTTACAATGTTCTCAATAAGGATGCCGGTCATTTCATAAAACATCAGGGCGTACGTCGTTTCTTGTAGAAAATAGTCCTTGATGTAGTCTTCTGTTTTCTTCTTGCTTGCAGTCTTGAAATCGATGATAGCAGGTTTACCCTTCCACACACCAATCAAGTCTACACGACCAGCTGTTTTAAGTTCGTGGGATACCAAGCACTGCTCATTGACCCATATTTCCGTTAGGTTGGTGACCAATTGTTTTTTAATCTGTCTGTACGGAACTGCAATCTCTTTAGGGGAATCTTCTGCCAATGTTTTAGTTTGATCATTGAGCCAATCGTCAAGTGGATTGTGTACACCCGTACCACGATCGGTTGCAGCTTTTGTTTTAGCTGCTGCTTTATCGAAGCCAATGTTCTTGCGCCAAGCGTTTAGTGCTTCTTGTTTTTCTGGATCGGCTTGTCCGATAACAGTCGTTACACTTGGGTACCACAAGTCGTCTGCAACTTTGTACATTCGCTTGCCATAGACGTTAGTTTTCGATTCGAGCTCGATGGCCCATTCAGGATGAGAGTTGCGTGGTATCAAAATAGGTAAAGGGAACTAATGCTCCCTTATCTATGTTTGGTAAAAAGGGGGCAACTACTCACCACCCCTTGTCTATGATTACCCTAGGCATTGCATCCTCTTCGACACCATCTTTCATTAGTTTAGCAAGACGAGGTTTAAATAGAGATTGATTTCCTTTTGTGGTATACAGGATTGGCTGGCCGTGTGTGTCTTTACCAAATCCTGTCACAGTTGCTTTACGATTCTTGAATTTTCCAATTCGGATTTCGTCTCCTACTTCAATAGCAGGTAGTTCTAGCCGTGGTTGTTCAGCAGCTTCACATAGATAATCCAAGAATTTGCCCACTCTACAACCTCTTATCAATGTAGTTTTTAGCAGCTAGTAGTGTACCAAAACGATTAACAGTTGCGCCCACGATGGCCCATTGTTTTGGGCCTTCTTGGCGTACAGTGTACTGCTTGTATTTGATAGATTTGTACTCAGGCGATGTTGATTGTTCGTTGACAGCTTTACTGAAATTTCTCCAGTCGGATCTGATATGAGAACCTGGGAATTTAATCATTGTAACTTCCAACATTTCAAACCCACGGTCAACACTTAGGACTTTACATTTCTCACCCTTGTACTTACTATCAGCAGTAATAGTAACAGTATCACCTTTTCTGAACGGAGAAGCTGCTTCTGTTACACCTCGTAAATCTTTTGCGCACATCCCACGCATTAGTACATTACCGTTTGGCAGCTTAATCGGTTGACCGAGCATTGTTGGACGATAGTCCGCGTGGCCACCAGCGTGACGAAGTACCGTGTTAGTTTTTGGATCGACTTCATACCAGTCATCATCATTGAAGTGACCGGTGTATGCTTCGTTAACTGCTTTAGACGCATATTTTACATTCTGCGCTGCGCGTGCTCGTTTATTAGCAGTGTCAGCAATGCTTTTCATCTGATCCAAGATTGGATCCTTAACTGGTGCGGTCAGCTTTTTAACACTACGCTTGATTGTATCACTAAGACCTTCCACCACAGTTGGTTCATTGAATGATTCAGATACTGCTGAACGCGATTGTGCAGCTTCCCAACCCAAGTTCCATTCGCGATTGTCGTCACTACCAGCTGGGTGTGGATTTTTAACAACATCAGCGAGAAATGCATCGTACCCGGCAGCGTAAGCAGTGCTGTTTTTACTTTCTTTGACGCTTGCGTGCTTCTTTTTGATTTCGAAGTGATTCACGAACTTGCCATTCACAGTGTAATGATCGCCTGCTTTTGAGACGCTTGTGATTTTACCTTTGCCTCGGCCACCTTCTTGTGGCGGATCCATTTCGTACGACACGTCGTCACCAACTTTATATTTGTGCGTTAGTGCTTGTCCCATTACTTTACCAGCAATTTTGTTGAGTATACCTTCTGTCAACGAGCCTTTGCTAGTTGGAGCATTGAAACGACCTTTGTGAGACGTTTTATCCCAAGCGTGGTACGTACC